TGTTGTGTGTGTTCTTCGGATTGTAAATCATGAGCAGGCATTGATATACTATCACAATTCATATTGACTTGCGATCCCATTTGTGAAGATAGTTGTTGCATATTTACGGCTTGAATATTTGCTATTTCAGCACCACCTGATTGACCAGGTGCTGTAGTTCCATTAGTTCTCTCTGCTGCTAACACTCCTAAATTACTAGGTAAATTTATACGAACGGCAAATCTTGCTGGTCTAGCATATCCTTCTGATTTACCCATCAATGCACGGAAACGGCCTATTGTATTTTCGCTATAGGTACCAGGTTGTCTTAATCGAGGATCGCTATCTGTTTTATGATAAGCAGACCTTGCCATATCACCTCTTGATAATCCTGCTCGAATATCAAATGGTCCTATTCTTTTACCTTGTCTAAAAATTGCCATTAGTAAGGTTGCCCTTTCTGAAATCTTGCAACAGGTAAAAAGATACCGATTGCCATTTCATCTGCTGTTATGTTCAAAAATGATGTTCGAACATGGTCAAACAGATAGTGTTTTATTGTTTTTTTAAGATAACTATTCTTTGGTATGCCACCTGATAAATTAAATCTAGTTTTTTTATCAAAATTATCATCACTAGCATATCGTTGTAGTTGTCTTAAAAAAGCAACTCTGGCACCTGGTCGCAAATAGTGAAAATTCAAACCATAGAACCCACCCTTTGCGGCGTCAAGAGGCATGATAAGAGGAAATCTATCATATAATGGTAATGTTGCTTTATTCTTTGGGTCATAACCAAATAAATTCATTACACCAAACTTCGGTCTGATAGTTGCCTTACCTTGATTAATCAAGGCACGAGCACCTGGCGTTGTAATCTTACTAACTTCGTTTTTATACCAGTTATAAGACTTAGGTCCAGTTGTACTATCAAGTATCTTATCAAATACTGTCTTTGCCATGCTACTATTTATATTGGTTTGTAGATCGTTATTAGTTCTTCTTTACCTTTTACTTTGATTTTATCTACTTCTACTGACTTGATATTTTTAAGTTTTTCGTATGTAAATGAAGGGTATAATAGAGGTGTTACCTTACCGTTCTCGTCTTTGTAGTTTCTCGTTGCGGCTTCTAGTCTTGCTGCTAGATTTACCGAATCACCTATAACAGAATAGTCTAATCTCATTTCACTACCCATATTACCTACGATACAAGTACCTGTATTGACACCAGAACCTATATTGATATCAGGTAAACCTTTCTCTTTAAACTCTGCTTTGATTTTATCTGTTTCTTCGGCACACTCGATAGCAGTTTTGACTGCCATTTCTGCATGGTTCTCACAATCAAGTGGTGCATTCCAAAATGCCATAATACAATCGCCCATGTATTTGTCTATTGTACCACCATTTCGTAATACTATTATACTCATACGGTTGAGATAGTCATTGATAACTGCAACTAAACCTTCTGGATCATCTTTGTTTTTGTAGTATTCTGAGATAGGTGTGAACCCTACAATATCCATAAACAAGAAACTCATTTCTTTTCTTTCACCACCTAGTTTTAATTTACTAGGATCTTTTACAAGTATTGCTACTTGTCTAGGGTCAAGATACTTTTCAAACTGTTTTCGTATTTGTTGTTTTGCTCTAAACTCTAATATGAAACGTAAGAATGTAGCATGAAATCCAGTAACCCATAATGTTAATAATATCCATGTAACATCTATTAATACTAGGGTTTCAAATGCAATAGTGAAATAGTTACCTATGCCAAATGTTGCACCTAGTAATGTTAGACCTATAATCCAGTATGGTGCAAATCTCGTTAATATTATTATAACACATCCTACAGCAAATGCAATCAATAATTCTATCAATGAATCATATCTTGTAATCGTTTCACCATCTAATATTGTTTGTAGTGAATTAGCACTTATTACATAGTCATACTTCTCACCAGTAGGTGTTGCTACTATACTAGATGTTCCCTCTGCTGTCAAGGCAATAATTACTGTTGTACCTGCTGCCTCAGAAAAGTCTTGACTTGCGGCAGATATTGTGTTAAACTCTTTGTTCCATCTCAACCATATTCTGGCATTTGCGTCTGTATTGATTGTATCATATGCTGGCACTCTCATCGCCACAACACCTGTATTATCTGCTTTTACTTGATAACTAGGATCACCTACTGCAACTCGTATTGTTTCGATTGCCATGTTCGGATATATGTTTTCACCTATCTTCATAAGAAGTGGCACTCGTCTTACAACACCATCTATCTCTGGTGCTGTATTGATAACACCTACACCTGCTGCACATTGACTTAAAAATAATTCTGGTCCTACCATACCTGGCCACTCGTATAAAAAATTAAGTGGATTACCTATCTTTGCAACACCTCTTGGTACTGCATTACTCGTATTCTTTTGTGTTGTGCCTACTTGAGCAATAACTGTACCGTAACCTAATGCTTCACAGAAATAATCATCATGCCCAAATCTATCTTGTTCACTAAACAATATAGGCATAACTATAATACCTGTTTGTGCTTGTCGTAAATCTACGATTAAATCTGCTATGATATCTCTAGGCCATGGCCATTGACCATACTTCTCGATTGCTTCTTCATCTATTGTTATGATTGTTATGTCCTGTGAAGGTGTTGCTGGTTCATTTGCTAACATATAGTCAAATGATTTAAGCCTTAAAACTTCTTTGACCCATGGGTCTTGTAAACCAATATATGTCAATACAAATAATGTAATGAACGCTGTCGTCCAGTGTGTCAATATTTTTTTCATTTAAAGTTTACTTCCAAAAGCATTACCAGTTATAATTGCACCAAAAGCAATATGAAACAACCCACCCATTTGTAAGGTGTAAGGATTATGATGGTCTGTAAGTTTTTTCATAAACTCAATTTGCAACATAGGGTTTTGATCCATAGTCATTAATTGTTCTACAAATGGTTGATATTCTGGACGATTAATTCCAAACCATATTGGCACTATCACAAAATCAAATACACATATCATCAAATATACTATTGAGATAGTCCACTTGTATGTTTTCATGTTAGTTTTGATTAACTGTTATAGTACAAAATGAATGACCACACCATAGTGTGTTTGAATAAGATTTGTTATTACCTGTTTGATTAAAATACATAGATGAACCGTTAGATGTTCTACCATCTACGTTTACGTCAAGTGAATTACCATTACCTACTTGATCTATGTCTATAATGAATCCATCCATACTAACTATATCAAAGTCAATATCATTATTCTCACCATCTTGTATTATGTCTAAACTACCACCGTCTGTTTGATTATCTATTGTTAAGTCTAAATCATTACCCTCTGCTAATGTACTTACAAATAATATCATGGTAAGCACAAATATTAGTATTGCGTTTTCTTTAGTTAGTCTAATTAAATTGTTGAATAGTGATTTCATTGTCTTGTCCTAATAGTTCGAAATCATACATTTCAAACTCTCCTTGTATAATATTTAGTATATATCCATACTCTTGATCTAATCTTAATTCAATATATGAACCAGAAGCATCCTCTCGTATCCATACCCATTGTGGACTCTCATCTAATATAATCACACCTGTTACTGGATCTTTACCTAGTGTAATACCTTCGATTGATTTTCTTTCTGCTTGTTTATCAAACTCGTTTCTCATTTCTTTTGCAAGTTCTTCATTGATTTGTTTAAGTATATCTGCCAAAAAGTTTTGTTGTAAGAAATCTATATCTAAACCAGTTACATATAAATTTTCATCTTCTTCAAGATAGTCAACCTCTAAATCATCAAATTCTAAAAAGTCAATATCTAAAGCATCTGCAACTGCTTTAATTTTCTTTACATAATCTTCATCTTCTAAATTTTTTGGTTTTGCAACAATCAACATATTGTTAATCATGTCTATTTCTAAATCTAATTTTACAGGTGGCGTTGGTGGATTTTCTGGCACAAAAACCTGTGTTGCTTGAAATGCCTGATTTAGTATCACTTGACCCGCTGCACTTTCTACTGATATTTCACCAACAAGGCAGTTACCATTTACATCACAACTTGGTAATAATATAATTGTAGAACCACCTAGTTCATCTATTGTCATTGTAAAGTCTGTGCCACGAACACCTATTGTTGCTGTAGGTGTTGTTATTACAATGTCTTGTCTTGATGTCTTAGCAATTTGTCCTGACGCATATTTTATTGTGCCTAGTTTTGCTGATAGATTTAGTTTACCTTTTTTAGTATTAGGGTCATATACAAATTCATCTATGATAAGTTTACTATGCTGTGTAACATCAACCCTAGTATCATCTACAAAAAGTATACCAACTTTACCGTTGCCTGTTTTTACAGTATCAAACTGTTCTATTTCTAATTCTTGTTCTATGAAAATATCTTGGTCACCGTCTTTACGATCAATGACACCGTTGCCTTCGACTTGGTCAACGTTACCTATGCTACCCCATAAAGAGGTAGCATAGAATAATATTAATATTATTATTGCCCACTTAGTCAGTTTGTGATATATCGATATCATGGTTATCACCAGACGTTGTCAAGTTTATTATGTTATCATAAACACCACTTTGTGTGATATCTACGTCTGCGATTGAACCAGTATGGCTGTGGACTAGGGTGTGTCCGTTTACATCGCCATCACCATTTATGTCAATTAAATAATTATTTGTGTCACCGTTTACGGTTAATGTTAATATAGCAGAGGTACCATCAATAGTGGCAGCAACAACGTTACTATCACTTCCTGATGAACCTGTTATACTCACAGTTGCGTTTGCAGCGTCAGCAGTTTCACCTATGTCGATATCCAAATCATTTGAGTTACCTGCCCATACTATTGAAGCAGTAGCAGTAGCACATGAAGAATTATTTCCTGCACTATCACAATTGAAATCTATATCGTTTGAGTTACCTGTTACGTTGAATGTTCCTGTGAAGGTTGCACCGTTTACGTCAAACTTTAAAACGTTACTGTTACCAACTTGATCAATGTCGATAGTGGTAGTAGCACCAATCACACTTGATGATGTTGTACTATTACCAACAGTATTGTTTTGTCCGTCTTGGGTAATGTCGAGGTCAAGCGTAGCACCTGATTGGGTCACATAGATATCATTTGCCATTACCGGTAGGGCAAACAACATCAATATTGCGATTATCTTAGCGTACATTACTTTACTCCTCTATTTTAAATTTCCATAATTCTTTCTCGATACCTTCATAAATTAAATTATGTATGGCGTGTTCGATAGTAGTTCTTATGGCGTAGTTAACAGGCTCGTTTGTTGCGACACCTGTTTCTATTTCAAGCGCTTTTGTACTCATGTCTAAAAATCTGAATACGTCTCCGCCACTTGAATAACTTGCGATAGTCTTTGTTGCTGATACAGTAAGTAATATCTCACCTGTTTGTACTGCAACAAGTCTTATCGAAACTGTTACTTGGTCTGTACGATATTGTTCACTTGCACCAATACCAAAGTATCTCATACCAACACCACCAGATGTAATGTTAGTATCATATCCTACAATACCACCCTCTACTATAAGTCCTGCAAACTTTAGAGGTTTAAGTTGATTCTTTATATCGCTTTCTCCATCATATAATTCTCTTGTTGATCTTATTAGTTGTCTTTCTTTTATGATAGCATCAAGACCTTGTCTTTCAACAACTATAAACCATGGATTATTACCACCCACTGCTTTTAAAGCATTGATGACCCACGTTTCAGGTCCCTGCGTTACAGCAGTTGATAGTTGAGAAAATCTATCGTTAGGTTTTCTTTGTCCTGTTCTATCAGGAAAACTGTAAACTGCAATCGTAATTTGTGGTTGTCCTAGATCAGGTATCTTTTCTAATCTTTTGATTGTATCTGTTTCTAGTGTGTATGGTGTTTCGCCATAGAATACACTCTCAGACTTTGTACTTGCACAACCGCCGAGTAAACATACAAGCAGCATTGCCACTGCAATTTGTGGTATAG